CAAGTGGAACTAATCAATTAGCAGAAGCAATAGGTAGTCAATCACAAGAACCTGTTAAAGCATACGTTGTAGCAAATGATGTAAGTACTGCTCAAAGTATGGATAGAAATATTGTTGAGGGTGCATCAATATAAAAATGTAAAATATTAATAAAAAATTATTATATAATTATGAAAATGATTGAACTTATTTTGGATGGGGATGAAGCAATAGGAGTAGAGGCAATTTCTGTTGTAGAAAACCCAGCTATTGAATCAGACTTTATAGCATTAAACAACCAAGAAATAAAACTTGCTGAAATAAGTAAAGAGAAGCGTTTGTTAATGGGTGCTTTATTAATACCAAAGAAGCCTATATACAGAAGAAGCGGAGATGATGAGTATTATATATTCTTTTCAGAAGATACTGTCTTAAAAGCATCTCAAATGTATTTACAGAATGGTAATCAATCACAATCAACATTAGAACACGATAAACAACTACAAGGTTTAACGTTAGTTGAAAGTTGGATTGTAGAAGATAAAGACAAAGACAAGACTGCTTTATATGGTTTAGATGTGCCTGTTGGAACTTGGATGGGAAGCGTTAAGGTAAACAATGATGAGGTTTGGAATAACTATGTAAAAACAGGTAAGGTAAAAGGATTTTCAATAGAAGGATATTTTGCTGACAAATTAGAAAGACCAAAAGAAGAGATTAAAGAAGATTTAGCTAAAGAAGAATTAGAGTCATATACAGACTATCCACAAGGTGCGACAAACAATGCTAAAAGAGCATTAGCTTGGGTTGATAAAAATGGTTGGGGAAGTTGCGGAGAAGCTACTGGTAAAGCAAGAGCAAATCAATTAGCAAACAGAGAGCCAATAAGCAGAGATACTATTGCTAGAATGGCATCATTTAAAAGACATCAACAAAATAAAGACGTTCCTTATTCTGAAGGTTGCGGAGGTTTGATGTGGGATGGTTGGGGAGGTTCTGCTGGTATTAATTGGGCGTCAAGAAAATTAAGAGAAATAGAAGAGTTAGCTGAACTTAAAAAACTATTATCATAATGAGAGCAAAATATTGTAAATGTAAAAATACATATACTATTAGCCATTGTGATGAAAACAAATGTAAAACACCTTGGTATTGGAAACAAGGAATAGGTAGTATTTATAAAAAGAGAGAAGAAGAAGATAATAATCAGTAAAAATGCAAAATTAATCTGTAAATCAATTATATAATTATGAACACAAACCAAACATTAAACAAAGTTCGTACTTTACTCGGAATTGAGGTAAAGTTAGAGCAAATGAAACTTGATAATGGTGCGGTATTAGAAGCTGAAGTATTTGAGGCTGGTGCAGAAATCTTTGTCGTTGCAGATGAAGAGAGAGTTGCAGTTCCAGTTGGAGAATATAAAACAGAAGATGGTATGGTAATCGTTATCGAAGAAGAAGGTATTATCGGAGAAATAAAAGAAGCTGAATCTGAAGAAGAGGAAGCACCTGTTCAAGAAGAAGAGGTTGAGGTTGAAGATGTGGTAGAGGAAGAAATGTCTAAAGAAACTACATCACCTAAAAAAATCGTTAAGTCAATTAGCGAAGAAATGTTTTTCTCTGAAATTGAAAAATTAAGAAATGAAATCAACGAATTAAAACTTTCTAAACAAGAAGTAAAAGAAGTTGAAGAAGTTTCTGTTGAATTATCATCTGATGAGGTTGAAGTAATCAATCACAATCCAGAAAACAAAACAAGTGAAAAAGAGTTACACCTTTACTCTCAAAAAGGTAAGAACAACGTATTAAACAATATTTTTAAACAAATAAATAAATAAAAATGGCAACAACTACAAGTATTACAACTACTTACGCTGGTGAATTTGCTGGTAAATATGTATCAGCTGCTTTATTGAGCGGAAACACAATTGCAAATGGATTAATCGAAGTTAAACCAAATGTAAAATTTAAAGAAGTATTAAAAAGAGTCGCTTTAGACGGAATTACTGCAAACGCATCTTGTGATTTCTCTGACACTTCAACAGTTACTTTAACAGAAAAAATTATTGAGCCTAAACAATTACAAGTGAATCTTGAATTGTGTAAAACTCCTTTTGAGTCAGATTGGGAAGCAGTATCTATGGGATATTCATCTCACGATAACTTACCAGCTACTTTTTCTGATTTCTTTATCGGACACATTGCTGCTAAAGTTGCAGAGAAAACTGAACAAGATATTTGGAGTGGAACTGCTGGTGCTGGTGCATTTGATGGTTTTGCTACTTTATTAGCTGCTGATGCTGACTTACCTGCTGCACAAGAAGTTGCTGGAACTTCTATAACTTCTGCTAACATTGTTACAGAATTAGGGAAGGTGGTAGATGCAATTCCTTCTGCTTTATACGGCAATGAAGATTTACACATCTATGTTTCTCAAAATGTATGGAGAGCATATAAGCGTTCTTTAGGTGGATTCCAAGCTAACGGAGTTGGTGCTAACGGATTTATGGCTCAAGGTAACAATCAAGACATCGATATTCAGTATTTTGATGGTGTTAAAGTTGTTGTAGCTAACGGATTAGCTGATGACACTATGATTGCTACTTTAAAATCTAACTTATATTTCGGAACTGGACTTTTATCAGACCACAACGAAGTTAAAGTTTTAGATATGGCAGATATCGATGGTTCAAAAAATGTAAGATTTATTATGAGATATTCAGCAGGCGTTCAATATGCAGTTGTTGAAGATATCGTAACTTACGGAATCACAAACTCGGCTAACTAAAAATTAGCTTTTAAATAAATACAAAGGGTAGGTAGATAATATCTACTTGCCCTTTTTTAATTAACACTAAAAAAAATATAATAATATGGCTTGTTTACTAACATCTGGAAGAGCATTACCTTGTAAGAGTTCTGTTGGTGGTTTAAAAGCAGTTTATTTTGCAGATTATGGTACATTAGGAGATGCTACTATTGTTGGCGGAGAAATAACTGGTTTAAGCGGAACACCAGATTTTTTTAAATTCGATATCAAAGGAAATTCGAGTTTAGAAACAACAATCAATAGTTCAAGAGAAAACGGAACTACATTTTACACGCAAACATTAAACTTAACTTTAACTACTTTAGATAAAGCTACACAAGAAGAAATTAAATTACTAGCTGCTTCAAGACCTCACGTTGCGATTGAAGATTACAATGGTAATTTCTTTTTAGTAGGTTTAGAACACGGAGCGGAAGTTACTGGAGGTAGTATCGCAAGTGGCGCAGGAATGGCAGATTTAAGCGGATTTACTTTAACAATGGAAGGACAAGAAACTGCTCCTGCTTATTTTGTTACTGCTACTGAAATTACATCAAACGCTAGTGCTACTCAAATAGACCCTAATGCATAGGTTCTTATAATTTTAAAATTTAATAGTTAAAGAGGGCAGTCTTAATTGATTGCCCTTTTTTTATATATAAACAATAAAAATACAATATTTTGTTATTATATATATATGAAGCATTTGTTACCGACAACAGACCAACAAACTATTAAAATTATACCTCGAGTATATAGTACAGATGTTACAATTATTTTAAGGGATGATAGTTCAAATACCGAAGCTACTTTAACACCTGTATCTGTTGTAAATAAAAACTATATCGAATTAACAACTATTTTTGATTTAAAAGAAGGTAGGTTTTATGATTTAAAAGTAATTAATAATTCTTCTTCTGCTATAATTTATAGAGATAAGATATTTTGTACCTCACAATCAACAAGTCAATTAAATAACGAATACTATTCTGTAAACAAAAACGAATATGTTTCTAAAAGTGCTAATAACGATTTTATAATATTATGAGTAAACATATAAATAAATACAGAAAGCCAACGCAAGTAAAAAAGAACAACTCTAGTATTAGCTTTGTTAATTTAAGTACATATACAAGTCCTAGAATTGTAGAGGATAAGAATAAAGAGTGGGTTGGTTTTGGAGATGATAATAATTACTTTCAATATTTAATTGATAGATACAATGGTAGTGCTACAAATGGTGCTATTATAAATGCAATGTCTTCGATGATATTTGGTAGAGGTTTAGATGCAACAGATAGTTCAAGAAAGCCAGAACAATATGCAATGATGATTTCTTTGCTAAAAAAAGAAACTTTAAGAAGAGCTATCTACGATTTAAAACTAACTAGCCAATGTGCTTTACAAATTGCTTATAGTAAAGACAAAAAGAAAATAGTAAGGGTAGAGCATTTACCTATTGAAACGTTAAGAGCAGAAAAATGTGGGGAGAACGATAAAGAGGTTAAAGCATATTACTATCATCCAAATTGGGTTGATTTAAAACCAAGCGACAAACCAAAAAGAATACCAGCATTTGGTGTATCTAAAGTTCCTCAAAATATTGAAATACTTTACGTTAAACCTTACAAGGCAGGTATGTATTATTATAGTACTCCAGATTATCAAGGAGGATTGCAATATGCTGAACTAGAAGAAGAGGTTTCTAACTACCATATCAATAACATACAAAATGGACTTGCACCAAGTATGTTAATAAATATGAATAATGGTGTGCCAGATGAGGAGAAACAAACTCTTATTGAAAGCAAGATAAAAAACAAATTTGCTGGTAGTTCAAATAGCGGTAAGTTTATTTTAGCATTTAACGACAATAAAGAAAGTGCTGCTGATATTACACCAGTTCAATTATCCGATGCTCATAATCAATACCAATTTTTAAGTGAAGAATCACAAAAGAAAATAATGGTATCTCACAGAGTTGTATCTCCTATGTTATTAGGTATAAAAGACTCAACAGGATTAGGTAACAATGCAGACGAATTGAAAACCGCTTCTGTATTAATGGACAACACAGTTATAAGACCTTTTCAAGACCTTATGATTGATGCTCTTAACAGAATTTTATCTTTTAATGGTATATCATTAAACTTATATTTTAAGACCTTACA